CATTGCTTGATGTTTCGAGAGATGCAGCAGCCTTGCGTTCTTGCTTCGTATTAGCGAGAGAGCGAGCAGTACGAATGACGATCTTGGCGACACGCTCGTTCGCTTCACGAATCAGTTTGTCTGCTGCACCTTTGTCTCGTGCAGTGCGTAAGTCTTTGATGAACTCTGTCAAGCCGATGACTTGCACAGCACCGAAGTTGTCTTGCTGACCAATGATTTCAGCCATGCGTCACCGCTTTCTGCGCATGCGCTCGTTGCGTTTCTTGATGTACGCAAGCATCGTCTGAATCATCGAATCGCCAGATTCGATCAGATCGTTTGGTGCAATACCTGTCTCTACTGCAAGAGCAGCGATCAGCCAGTGGGCTGAGTCGTCTCCAAAGGGGTATCACTTTGCGCTTCGCCCAGTTCGACAGTCTCAACAGTTTCGAGCCAGTCAGGATCGAACTTCTTGTCAGTGCGCTTTGCACGAGATTCAGCAGACCATGCGAGCCACGCAAGATCGGTGAGCCTGAAATCATGCTCGAAGCGTGCAACGCTGCGAGACCATGTGCGCTCGAACTGAACGAAGTCTGCGAATGATGCGATGACATCACGCTTCTCACCATTCGTGTAGTGAATCGTTAGCGGTAGTTTCATTCTCTTCCCCTTTCAGAGAGACTGTGATTAGATCACGCACCCGTGCTCTTGACGAGCGAGCCACCAACGAACGAAAGTTCCGTAGTGCTCAGTTCGCCAACTGTTCCGTTTAGCGGCGTGTGGCTGGCAAGGTAGCAACCTGTGATCGTGTAGGAAGGATTCGTCGCTGACACTGCTGCATCGACAGCCTTGAAACCGATCGTGGTCTGCTGACCGACAAGTGGGAAGATCGTCGCTTCGACATTTGCCGCAGCGAAATCTTGCTGCAAAGAAACATCGCATGTCATGTTGCCAAGACCTGCCTGAAACTTGCGCCAGTCATCACCAAATGCGGTGACTTCGACTGCTTCTTTCTCGTAGTTGATCGTCACACTTGTGGCTCGTGACTGCAAATCCACGCTGTTGATCGTGACGACGACATCGGTAAGAACGATCTGTGCCATGACTGTTAGTCCTGCTCTTTCTTGTCTTGCTTCTTGTTGCTGATGCTAACAGGTTCGAGATGTCCTGCGCTCACGAGTGCATCAACATTGAGATCGACAAGATCAGAATCAGAGACAGTCGCACCCTTTGAGCCGAGTGTTGTGTTGTCACTGATGATCTTGTATGTCGCCATGTTGCCTACCTATGCGTGAACTAGCACCGAGAAGGATACAGACAAGAACTCTGCTTCCGCAACAGCCAAAGAACCGACAGACATGCCGCTATCCATGACGAGCGTTTGAGCAACACCACCGAGAGTGCGATCACCTTCGATCGCTGCACGAAGAGATGTTGCACCACTGTACGAGAGATAACCGTCAAGATTTGAGTGCGCTACTCGATCGAGATAGCGACCGACGATGACCATGACAGTCCAGCGCATGCGCACATTGCCGCCTTTCATCGCACCGTGAAACTCGACAGATTCGAGAATCGGGAATGCGACAGGTGGATTTACTTGCTCAGGTTGATAAGAGAAAGTGCGCAAACCTGTCACAGTTGCGAGTCGTGCTTTGAGACCTTCAGCAACTTGCGAAACTGTCGCAGGCATTAGGCAACGCCTAGCAACTTGTACGGCTGCAACAAGTCACGCACATCAGGATCAACAGCACGCACTGTGATCGCCATGTCAGCGAACGCCATGACACCGAGTGCTGCGTTGTATCGAGCGAACTGTCGAATCGAGAGCAGCACGCATGCTTCACGCACATCGTCAGGTACAGCATTCCAACCCCAGAGTGCGGTGACTTGCACACCGCATGCAGACGGAATGTAGAACATGGGGAATGTGTAGCCACCGATCATCGTGAGAGTACGAATCGGTCTGCCAAGAATCTGATAGTCAGTCGGTTCGACGATGTAATCAGTATTCAGAGTCAGCGTCGTCTCGAAAGTTCCGTCGCCGTCATCGTCGAGTTTGACGATCAAACCTGTCGTGCTGCTGATGTCGCTCGTCATCAACCTGTAAGCGTCGTGAGCGAATAGCGGAACTGCGAGAGCAGATGTCTTGTAGAAGAATCTGCCGCAATAACCGTCGATGCGTCGTGATGCTGATTCGATCGAGTTCTCGATCAAAGTGTCGTCGATGCTGTCAGACAGACGCAGCGCAGACTTCACTTCTTGCAGGGTGCAATACCCGTTGGTGATAGTCATGCGTCAGCCTTTCTTGCGTTTCAGCGACTTCTTTCTCGTCGCAGTTTCTACCTGCGGTTCGATGCTCGCCGTTTCGATCTCACGGTAGCCAAGCACACGCAGACGCAGATCAAGTTCTGCAACACGATCAGTCAAGCCAGCAGCAGCGACTTTGCTGCGTTCTGCAAGCAATGAAGTGATGATCTTGCGGTCAGTCATGTTGGCTTACTCTGTTCTGAGTAGCGACATCAGATCGTGTTGATCTGAATGCCGCTACTCAGCGACATGAGTTAGAAGGTGGGGGTCACCAGACCAGAACCATCGACGATCGACCACGCCTTCGGGTAGCGGTTCGCCGTGTAAGCGGCGTATCCGTACACGATCATCGTGATGTCGAGTTCAGCAGCCTTCGGTTGCTCGAAGCGCAGCATCATCGGGTCACCGTTGCCCTGCTCCCACAGGTGCAGTTCTTGCAGGTTGCCGACATAGATGTTGTCCTCATTCGTGCCAGGTCCTTCCGTCGTGCTGACATTCGCATCAGTGATCACAGGCAGACCCATGATCGAGTAGCCGCTATTGCCGTAGAGCGGTGCGCCTGCGCCAGTGGCAACAGGGTTCTGCGCCACAGGTGACGGAACTGCGAGTGGGCGATTCTGCAAATCAACCGCAGCCAAGATGAACGCAAGGCGGCGTGGGTGCATGATGATCGCATTCGGACCAGCGAAGAAGGTGGTCTGCACCTGCTGCACTGCGTCTGCGAGTTTCGGGTACAGTTCGGCAACGCTCGGTGAACCGTCGTTGTAGACGACGACATTGCCGCCAGCGGCAACATCGGTGCGCAACTGAGCGACGAGCAACTGATCAACCTTCGTGTGGTACGCCGACACGAGATCAGCCATGACCAACGAATCGATGTTCGTGCCACGCTCGATCGCCTGACGGCTCACATTCTGCTGACCAGCGACGGTCTGCACAGTGATGTCGAGTTTCGTGTCGTCCATGTTCGTCTCTTGCACAGCAACACCTTCGGACTGAGCAGCGACAGCCGAGCCAGTCGTGACTTTCGAGATCGAAAGCGTCAGACCTGCATCGGGCAGAGCGTGCTTGCGTGAACGATCAGCCACAGGGCGACCAGCACGGGCGAATGGGGCTGCGAGTTCAGTGAGAAACTGCGGCACGATGAGACCAGCGAAGTTGGTGCTCGTCACATCACGACGCTCGATCTGCTCTTCACGCATGTGGCGTGCGAGACGCTCTTGCGCTGAGAAGTCGTTGCTGAACTGCGCACGGAACGCATCAGCGATGAACGAGTGCGACGACTCTTTCGAGTAGGTGCGTGGCTCGCTCTTTACGGTCGTGACAGCGGCTTCGACACCAGCAGCCTTGCGGCTCTCGGCGGCGGCAGCAGCACGCTCTTCCAGTTCCTTGTGACGACGAATCTGCTCGTCGAGATCACGCACGACATCAAGCGTCTGTGCGATCTCTGCATCTTCTTCGGTCGTGAGTTCACGCTTCTCGTCGGCTGCAACAGCCACGAGTGCATCAGCCTTCGCCAACGCTGCGTCACGCTTCTCGGTCAGAGTCTGTGAGTATGTCATGGGGGGTCTCTTTCGTTGAGTCGGTTTGTCGCTCAGTGAGACTGGACAGTGATGAATCGGCTGTGTCTCGGCTGACTATTTCTTGTAGCGAGCCAAAGCCAACTGTGCTTTGCGCACACTGACGCTGGTACTCGCAGCAGTCAGTGTAGGTGCAGCAGAATCGTCTTGCAACAGTCTTGATCGAATCTCGGCAACTGTCTGCTCATAGGCAGGGAAGGTGACGACGCTGACATCGAATAACTGCACTTCACGCAGTTCACGCACGCTGCGGTCATCAGACCATGAATCTTTGATCGTGCGAAATGCGAACGACATTTGAGATAGATCGCCACGCTTCATTGC